CTGGCATATCATCTCCTTGATCTATAGGACCGAAGCCCCCTAGATCCGAAATCATGTCTTGGTACTGTGGTTGTGCTAACTCCGAAATCATGTCTTGGTACTGTGGTTCAGCACGTTGCATCCCCGTATAACCGCCAGGGTTATCATCGCTGCGGGGCATGTTGGGGTCGCCGCCTAACGCCGCTTGCTCGGCTTGGTATTTATCAAAAGCATCACGCTGTAACCTAATAGATTCCACGCTATCAATGCCTGTCGTCTGCCCGAACTGATCCAGCGCATCACCCGCAAACGAATCCATGTCAAACGAATCGTACTCAGTGGCTATAGGAGACACAAATGTTTGAGGGTCCGGTCGACCAATGTCCGCGGCTCTCGGTACAGGGTCTTGAACAAACTGAGGGTAGCCGCCACTAGGACCCTCGTCCGAGCGCCGAACCACGTCGTCTTGTGGTTCTACTGCTTGGGCCGCTGCTGCTTGGACCGGTTGCTCTCCAATACTGGTACTTCCTGGGCGTACACTGCCAGCAGAAACCTCAGTGCTAAGACCCGTGCCAACTCGTTCAATTGGTTCAGCATAAGAAACATTGTAATTATCAGAAGTATCCGCGCCAAACAGGCCCGAATCAGCAGCCTCTTGAGTCGTTGTGCCACTCTGCTGAAGTTGCCCAGACTCAGAAAAAAGTTTGTATGACAACTCACCATTCGGTAACTGCTGATACTCAATGTTTCTCATTGCACCCTACCTTCACCCATTAACTTTCTCACACCATACAACAAACCCAAATGAAATTATACCCGCAATATTTTTGGGGGCCCTGGGTCCCTAATGCTTTTACAAATGAATGATTCCGGTGAACCAACTATACAGGCGCGAGGGTGGTGGTGCCCCCGCCAAAAGGGGGGGAGGGGGGTGCAATCCTGGCGGGCAAACGTACCGGATCGGCCCCAGTTACCCCTTGCCATGGCATAGGCCGGCGGCGGCCGGCCGTCGGTATAGGTAAAATAAAAGATGTTTATTGTGGTTTAATTGTGATTTACTTGTGGTCCGCCTATTGACTATCCACAATCCAAGCCTCATATAGAATATATGAAAAGCAAATGGTGCATTTCATTTTAAACAAAGGAACACACAATGAGAAACGCAATCAACTATATCACACGCGCGGCAACAGTAGAACAGAACGACGGCGGCTTAAAAGCACAGCACGAGTTTTACGCTAACATTGTCAAGCATGCTACAGCAGAGTTGAAGCGGACCGAGAAAGAAGCAATCGCGGCTAAGGACGCACAACGCGTTGTGACAAGCACAGCAGAACGGGCACCGAATCGTGACCGATACATTGAGCTTCATGGCGTTAAAGCTTGGACCGAGAACAGCGGGACAACGAACCGGACCACACTAATCTGGACTGACCTTAATAATTAATCACATCGGGGCCCAACAACGGGCCCCGATTTTTCGTCCACGCTAAACATTAACAAAGGAACGAACCCATGAAAAACGGAATCATTTACAACGGGCCCAGCCTCTTGGATGGTAAGCCAATCGTAGCGATTGCAACGTATAGCGATCGCAACAGTAAGACGGGCAAGGTATTACAGACATACATCATACGCTCGGATATCTCGCCATTGAATGCAAGCAAGTCCGGCGAAGATTTTAGCATATGCGGCGATTGCAAATTCCGCGGAACCCCAACAACGGATCCGGTACGCAAGCAAGCGATCAAGCGAGACTGCTACGTTAACCTCGGCCAAGGTCCAACGATCGTTTATAAATCATATATGCGCGGCGTGTATCCGGCAGCGGACAACGTAGGCGATCGCGTCGACCTAGGCACCGGCCGCGTCGTTCGTATCGGTACTTACGGCGATCCGGCAGCAGTCCCGTCTTGGATATGGGATCAATTGATTAGGCACTCTGAGTCTCACCTAGCATACTCGCATCAGTCCGGATTCCGTCCAGACATCGCCATGCAGTCCGCGGACACCGAAGCGCAAGCGCAAGCCCATTGGGCCCATGGCAACCGGACCTTTAGGGTGATCGCGGATCTAGGCGAGTTGATCAAAGGCAAGGAGATCCTATGCCCCGCAAGTAAAGAGGCCGGACAACGGGTGCAATGCAACGCATGCAAGTTATGTGGCGGCACATCAGTTAAAGCTTCCAAGTCAATCGCAATTGTGCAACACTAAACATAGGGGCCTTCGGGCCCCTATTAACCAATGTGAAAAGGATAAGACAATGCAAGCAAGTGAACACAACGCCGTCAAAGAGGCGATCGCGCTCCGGCTCTCGATACACAAGGCCGCGGAAAAAATCATCGACAACGATTATGATGTGACACATCTAACAGATAACATCATGACCTTAGTTCTGAACTGGGCGAATCCGGTACACGCGGACTATGCCGTCAAGCCTCAAGGTGTAACATCATGAGGGAAATTGCTTTGGAACTATGCGCTGGGCTCTGTGTCTTTGCGATCCCGCTAAGTCTTTTATTCTTTGGAGGTGTACTATGAGCTATGATACATCCCACGGCAGCCCCTTCGATCGAGGAGGGGCCGACTACTACTACCACCGGCCGGCGTACCCTCATTACTGGCCCCAGGGCACGGGCCAGGGCATTAAGATAAGTCAAGGGCATATGAGCAAGGCCGAGGTCCAGGCGTACAATGCAGGCTATGACCTGGCTGCCGAGCGTGGGGATCAAAAAGATTGGGGCTAATAGAGCGGGGCCGCAGAGCCCCGACATAATAGATATAAATAATCGAGCGGAGCCGCAGAGCTATGGCCGCGGACCATCGAGCGGGGCCGCAGAGCCAAGCACATTAGCATAATGATCAAAGATGCGGGGCCGCAGGGCCTTGAGCAGGGCCGCAGAGTTCTTGAACGAAGAACCATGGGCCTCGGACAGGCCACCAGCTAATAGGTTCGGGCCCTCGGACCCCTCAAACAAAACAAGGGCGCCCGTAGAGAGGGCCTTGACCAAGAAGAAACTCAGCCCCCCGCGAGAGTGATATGCCATATGCCAAGCCGCCTGATGAGGCGAGACTTTTACGGCGTTAGACTTACTTACCTTCAACTCTATCCAAACGGGCAAGCCTTCCCAAAGCAAATGAACATCAGGTACACCGCCGCCGTGCTTGTTTTCAATGCGTGTAGCATAGGTATTTTTAGGTAGGTTGCTCCTCAACATACTCCAAAAGTTCGCCTCCGGTCCTCGGCTCATCTGTTACATCCTTATAGTCTGCATCGATCACGAAAGCTTGCGGGTATTGTTTCTGCAAAGCGGCCAGACGAGAGGTGATCTCATCCCGTGATAGCTGGTCCAATGTGTTGATGTTTTCCCGTCGATCAATAGTAAGGCCACCCAAAGCGGAGCGAATTTTTTCTGCGTTGATGGCGGCAGAGAATTGACCTGCATCCTCGGCTCCTTGCGACAGCTTATGCAATCGTTCAAGTTGTCCTATTGTGGTGACAGCATAGCGTCGTTCCCGTTCAGCCCGTAGCTCAGTGATGTACTCCAAGACATGAGGGTAGTCGCGACCGTTCAATAGTTTGGAAGCTGTGACAGGCGCAACATCATGAGAGTACCCAGCCTTACGGGCGGACTCAGCGTTGGAGTATATTCCCTCCACGACATGACGAGCGAAGGTCATCTGTCTGGTGGTGATCTTGCGACCATGTTCATCTTCGGTTTTCTTTTTCAGTGAAGTCATAACACCCCTCCTATTCCACAACCATACAACAAGCAGTAGGCTATGCCAAGTTCTCCTATAGCTTATATCCTAGGTCGAAGTGTAATAGTAAAACCAAGAATCTACCCTTGGGCTGGTTGAAATGTTCTCAACTATTACACTATTCTGTAATACCTACACCTGTTTGTAATAGTGTTTGTAATACCTATCACACTACCTAACAGTATGGTTTTGTTATCTTATTCTTGCCTGCTTCTACAACTATTACAACTATTACACTTTTGCCTCGACTTTTTATTGCACTACACTTTTTTCTGTCAGATTGCTCTATATGTAATGTTAACCCATGGCCGTGGACCGAGGTCCGAGAAAAAAGCACTTGCCCCCTTGAATTATATGTGCATACTCCACAACTAGAGTACATTAATTATCTTAACCAATGTGAAAAGGAAGACCACCATGAAACTCCAACTCAAAGCAATCAAGCATACTGAATGGGCAAGTG